ACCCGCGCGCTGACTGTCCGCCAGGTACTGGGCGTCCGTTTCCTGGTTAGCCCCGGTAGGGTTCCACGGAATGAGATTCGTTGTTCCTGCCATAATTCTCCTTGTCTAAAACCTCAGTGCGCTCTCAGCAGCTTCTCAGTGGCCTGCGGAACTACTTGGTACGCGCGCAGCGGCTTCTAGGAAGTTGCGTCATACCCAGTGCCCCGCACCGAACCCTGCAACAAAGCCCGGTGAACTCCCGAAGCCGAAGTAGGGCAACGTGCCGAATACGAATCCGTAAAGCACGCCTTCAGGCCGGGGAATAACGTAGCCGTTGGTGATGAGGTCCTTTAAAATAGACGTGAACGTGCCCTTAAGCGTGATGGAGCAGGTCATGTCTTGGTTATCTATCAGTATGATTTGCCCACCTGGAAATAGCTGTTGCCAGATTGCATAAAGCGAACCGCGCGTACCGTCCCAGCTATTCTGAGCGATCTTCGCCTTGATGTAAATACGGTACGTGGTATCGTCTAGTACAGGACTCACCCCGCCGCTGGGCTGGAACCTGACGGTACGCTCGGCACCCACTACCGCGCCCAGCATATCCAACTGAACGCCCGCGGCGCTGTCAAGGTCAAGGGCCGTATCCATTTTAACCAGGCACTGACTGACGTCGTCGAACTTTTTGAGCAAAACGTACAGCAGCGCATTCAGCTTCGGTGCGCTCGGCGTAGCATACTGGTGTGTCAAGATATTTTGATAGTAACCAATAGGCAGCGTCTCGACAGGCTCATTGCCGAAACCGCCAGTGCCGAAACCACCCGCGCCGAAATATGGATTCATACCGTCACCACTACGTTAGCCGTAACTCCAACCGCCGCCGAGTAGAACGTAGGCATCGGCACGTCGGCCGCTGTCAATGGCGAAATTGCAACACCTGTGAGGATTGCCGACACACCGAAAGCCGGCGCTGCCAGAGTAGAATTGATGGCCATCGCCTCATAGTACAAAGCACCAAGACTTACTGTCTCACCGATGGCCAGCTGGTTCAGGTAGGCGACGAGGGCCGTCTGAACGGCGGTCTGTACAGTGGTGGTGGGCGCGGCACCGTAACCTACCAGGGTCACGTTCAAGAATATGGGCACCGACGTAGGTAGATAGAAACTGATATCCTCCGTAACGCCAGTCACTGGATCGACTACTGGTACGGTAGTGGTGCCGTTGGTGAAACAACCCAGAGTCTTCTTGTTGTAGATGGCTTGGGCAACGGCGACGGTGTCGCTACATTCGACGACCAGGCTGATGGAGTGCGCCGGATTGCCCCATGGGCTGTCGACGCCGCCTGTGGGGTTCTCAATCGAACTACCGGGGCCGCCCGGTGTAGGCTGACCCGGCGCTACGCGCGCCACGCCGGGTGTAGCGAGAACGGCCGCGATGGTCGAGGAGATGGGCGTGGTCGCTACCAGTGCTACGGAGATCGATTGCCGGGCGCGCAATTCGGAGTCAGTCTCCACGGGCTGGCCCGTTACGGCCGCCGATGCGTTTGTAACCGTACTCCAGCCGGCTACTGGGGTGTTCTTAATGTTGATGGTGCCCGACTCTGCTACTACGGCGCCGGGCGTGGTGCAGGTGGCGGTTACATTGATAGTTCCGCCCGAGGGTATTACGACCGTAGCGGGCAGCGCCCACAGGTTGCCTTGCTGGTCCTGCACAAATCCATTCGTAATAGGAGTGGTAGCAACGCCAGTGAGGGTGAGCAGTGCGGTACTGTAACTGTAAGGGAGTCGGGCCAGGCCATTCATCTTCACTTCACGGTCGAGGCCCGCGCCGACTGCGGTCTGCGGACTGCTCTGGTTATATGCAAGTTGCAGTGCGAGGTTTGTATCTGCAGTTTTCAAACTAATCACTGACAACAGTTGGTAGATCGCACTATCCGGCGCCACGTACTGATTTTGACCAAAAATGTTTAGGAAGGCACTCAGATTATCCGCCATAATTGCCGGGTAACTTGAAACTATTAGGCCTGCCGGACCAATGGACGGTGGCGCGTATGTGGGCGTGCTCATTTTAAGCCTCCAGCATTGGTGTAGCGGCGCTTCCGGTTACTTGCCCGAAAACCGTTTCAGCGGTGTAACTCAAGGATAAGCGGCCGTTCTCGAAGTTGACCGCGGTACTTGCCGAGGTGACGTACGGCGTGCCGGTGATGTTCTGCTGGACGGCCAGTTGCATTGCAGCTAGGCCCTGTGGAGATCCTAGCTGGCCCAGGATAGACTGGAACACAGGCAGGCCGAGTGTAAGGTCCTCCCACCACTCGCCTAGAAAAAGATTCAGCCGCGTCAAAATGGCCTGGTTGACGGCGTACGCGTCTGTCAAGCTGGCAGCGGGGTCGAAGATTGGATCGTACTGGGCGTCGAGTTGCAGGTACTGGATTGTAGAGGCCATCATTGTCCTTGCAAGACTGTTGTAACGCCGGGCGCGGCGGGTATAACGCCCGTGGAAATATGCGGAAGTACATAGGTGGTAAACCAGGTCTGCCATGCAGACGTCATTAACGGCTGCGTAGTTCCCCCGTTGCCCGCTGTGATGGCCGCCGCCGTTAGATTGAATGCACTTGCAGCGGTGCCTACCGTAACGCCGGCGCCGTTTGTCAATGATACTGCAGCGCCCGTGATTATGACACCAGCCTCAGAGACATCGATGACGGCAGTACCATCGTCCGAACGTATCTGTAGGCTATTTGAAGAGTACGCCGTCAGCAGGTCTTTCTGGCTCCACATGCCGGGAATAAACCCACAGTCGTGAACGTAGTGGCGGCGTACCTCGTTCTGCCGCTGGCTCCCGGACGGGCAAACTGGTAGGGCTGGAGTGTTCTGGGCGGGCGGCGCGTTGGTCTGGCCGTTGGCCCACCAGTTGTCAAAGCAAGTATCGCAAAACACTAACAGGCCGTTGTCGCCCTTTTTCAAGGGCAGCGTCATGCTGAACCCGCCGCCGCGCGGGACTATGATGGGCACGTTCACAATCGGCGGTACGTCCCACCATTGTGCCGGCCCAGCAGGCGGCCGGACACGCTCCTGGATTGCGATCTGCACCGTAACAGTCTGCGGCTCACCACCTACACCCATGTCCTCTACAAGAAACGCTGGGGTTGCACAGCGAGTGTCGGCTAACGCCTGTCGAATTATCTGCCGCCACTGGGCCGGCGCGGCCTGGTTTATCTGCGCTGGCGTTAATCCGAAAGTAGGCGGGTTCATGTATCTCCTTACTGTCCAGAACTCACGCCAAATCCACCATTCAGCAGGTCAGCGGCATAAGTTGTAGCGTAGCCGGTAACTTCCGTGTACCAGTCATTTCCACGACTATCGCCTACGTGTTTTACCTGGCCAACGAAGAATCGCAGAGTATTGAACGGCGCCGTGAAATCGCTACGCGGGTCTGGATTTACGGTTAGTTGACTCGGCAGGACGCATGCTAACTGTACTACCTGGATTGGGACCTTAACTTGAAGACGCGGATCCAAAAGCACTGTAAATATAACGCCCTGAGGAAATTGGTGGGGTGTTCCAATTATTGTTGGTGTAGTTCCCGCTGGAACGTTCCACACCTGGTCAGGTGGTTGTGGCGGGCAGAATACGTAGTCGGGATCAGGCACAGACTTACCGTCAGAAATTTCAGTCATGTAAGCCGATGTACTGTCGCGGTACGTTGCCATGAAGTGGTCATCAGCAAGCTGCGACAAGTAGCGGCTGGTCTTGCCGAAGACCGTATTTCCACGTGGGTACTGCGTCTCTTTCAGAACCTTCGCGGCGTATGGACTGAGTGTTGCGGTCGTTCCGCTGGACGCCAGTGGCGGCAAGTTGATTGCACCGGCGGCTTTCACAAGCAGGTCCGCCTGCGTAGAGTAAACTCCCATAGAGAACGCTATTACATTGTTCATCACGTACGGGTTTGCCGCACAGTGCAAGGTGATCTTTTGATCTACTACGTTTTCTCTTTCGTATACAACTTGAAATACAGGCCCAGACCATATGACTTTAGAACTCGTAGGTCCGGTCTGGAACCCCGCGCTTAGAATTACCTTCCTAGCGTTGTAAACTGCGTTTTGAATCTCAGTCACGTCGAGGTTGTATATTACAATATCGGCATACCACCACGGCTCTGGAAATGTGGACTGCAGAACCTCGAACGTGATATGCAGGGCTTCAGGTTCCCAGGTATTTGTAGAAATATCCTTGTAGGTAAGGCCATCTGGCGACGTTGACGCTGCGTCGGCATACCCAACTGTGAGTGTCCAAGCCTGCCCAAAATACGGTGTTAGAGATTGAGAGTTCATACCGTATCGCTCCATAGAAGACTGAAGCTGGTTAAGTCATACTCACTGGGGTAGTCATTCGAATCGTTACTCGTATTCAACAGGTAAGCGCTGCCAATAGCTAGATAGCCATACTGCGCAAGCATATTGGCCGCAGGGTAGTAGCCCGTCACTAGCGGCACAGACCCAATCAGAACATTGTTCTGTGCATCTGATACCTGCATTTGCCACCAGCCAGCCATGGCAGAATAACTGAGCAGCAGGTTCAATGTAAGCGGCTGGCCGTCAATGGTAAGTTGTACGGTGAAAGTCTGATTAGCGGCCTGTGTGAGTGGAACAAGCTGGTCGGCCATTAGAATAGACTTCCAATCTTGATGACTGCCGATGTGCCATAGTTCATAAACTGCCCAACAATAGAGGTGTAAGTCCCCGCACCCGGTACATTGACCGCAGGAGCCGCTGCTGGTGCTGACTTTGCCACCGCTTTGGAAGGTGCGCTAAATTGCGCCTTCGTAGTTACTGGAACAGGTGTAGGATTCACAGTTCCTAGACCGTTTACCTGAGTGTCACTAGGCCGCGCGCTGTCTGGTGTGGCTTGCACATTTGCAACGTAAATCTGGCTGAACTCCACGCGAAATCGAACTCCGCCAATAGTGCTAACGTCCTCGCGAGGAGCTACATTGAGCACCAGCATATTGTAGTAGGTTCGCAACCGGGTGGTAACGGTGAGCGGCACACGCTGTGCTTGCAAAGTCAGCATTTGTTGATAGGCTGAGACGCTCTTAGACGGGAACCCAGTCCACGGTTGGACGTAAAATGGAGGCCCAGAGGCTGGATATGCGGCTACTGCATCTGACATTAGTACATACAGCACCAAGGTAGCCGGCTCTAAGTAGGCGTGGCTTGTAATGGCGGTGGAGGTCTGCACCGGGTGCATTGTTTTTGTCAGAGTCTGACTGTGGTCTGCGGCCGTGACCGCGTCGAAGACGTACGACTGCGGAAGTTGCCCCTCGCGCGTTCCCACGCTTAGGGTGAATGGGTTATCTGTAGCACCCGCATTAGTACCCGTTCCAGAAACCGATCCTGTTATCGCTTCATGTATAGTTCTGGTTACGTACGCCTTCGGCACTGTAATAAGAACCATCGGCGGTTGAGACCACTGCGGAGGCCGCCATGCGGCGGGCACTACTGCCACGCTTCCCACCTGTCAGCCTCCTCTCTCTCTTAGTAGTCGTACGCCAAGTCAGCTTGGTAGGCTAGGTTACGCTGCACAGCCTTGCCCTGCATATCCTGCAAGCGATTGATGGCTGTGTTAGCTGCTGTTTCGGCATCAGGGTGCGCAATGTTTATGGTGATCGGACCTACCGCCACGCTTCCCGTTGCGCCCTTGTTACGTAGAACACTTGAAATGTAATTCTGAGTCTCGGACGGCATCGTGGCTTTGCCGGCTAGAAACCTATCCATACCCTGGGGGTTCCAGTTGTAAGCACCGAGTGCTTCTGGTAAGTTACCGTGGTACTGCTTTAGCAAGCGGTTCATAAGTTCAGTTCCGCCCGCTATATTCTGCTCACGATTGTACGGATCGACGCCCAACGCAGCGGCCGTTCCGGGCATTAATTGCATCACGCCAATGGCGCCTTTAGAACTAATCGCTTGCTGATTTCCGCCGCTTTCTTGCTTCATCATTGCGGCGATAAGATCTGGAGTAGCGCTTGACTGTGTTAAGTTACCAGAACCTTTTGTTCCGAAAACCTTGTCCATCAAATTAGACAGGACGTAGCTACCGCCCAGCGCAGCGCCGACGCTAAGCAGGCCCATTCCAATGGCACCCCAAGGTCCTGCAACGGAGCCTTCAGCAGCGCCCTCGCCAGCGGCCGCTAATACGCTGCCAGCAGTGACATCGGCGCCGACTGTCATTCCTGCACCGGCTGCGACACTCTCCCAGCCACTTGCTGTTACAGCTTCGGCAGCCTCCCCTGCCACGACCTTCTTGGCTACTCCAAATCCAAATTTCTTTGCGACAAACTTGAAGAGCTTCCACCCACCATAACTGCCGATAATGCCCGGTACTACGCCTGCTCCCACGCTGCCCGGTGTGACGTCATTACCCGCAGCACCAAGTTCTTTACCGGCCTCGCCGAACTTACCGCGTGCGGCAAGAGCTGTCGCGCTTGTCAAGTGCGCCAAGCCTTCTTCAACCTTTGCGATGTTCTCTGCCCACGTTGCAAAGGTGTGAACGATGTCCACAAGGGCTGCGGCAAATTTTTCTAAGTTGAACGTAGTGCTCTGCACAGATGGGTCGAATATACCAACCAAGTTTGTGAATGCCACTGCGGCCGCTTTTGCCGCTGCCGTCGTTGCCCCAAATACGTCCTTCAGGTCTTTCCACACCGGGCCGAATAACTTCACAATCTTATCGGAAATAGCCGGCATGTTGTCGATGATGTACTTGTTGAACTCGCGCAGCTTCATAAGTGCAGTGTCAGGGCCCATGCCAAGCGACTTCATAAACGCCTGCACGACGTTCATGCCCATGTACTGCATCTCGACGTCCATGCGCGTGAACTCGAACCGAAGGTCGCGCACCTTTTTCATCTGGGCGTCGAAATCGCCTGCCGGGGCCATGGCACGCTGATCGGCAATCAACTGGTTCATACGGCCCTGGAGTTCACCCGTTGGGTCCCAACGTATTTCACCCAGAGAAGCTCCGAGCGCATCCATACCAATTTTGAGACTGCGCGCGGCGTCCTTAGCAATAAACATGTGCATCGCGAACATGCGATACTGCTGGTCGGCCATGGCAACTTTATCTACCATGGTTAGGGCCGCTGTACCGATAGCGAGGAACCCGCTTACGATCTCAGTCTGCGCCTTGAAGAAGGCACCGGCTATAGACTTCGCGCTTACATCAGAGACATTAGCAGCTTCACGTAGCGCCTGAGCAAAGCGGTTCATACCACTCTGGTCGATGCTCGCACCGAGGCGAACCATATATTCATCAATGACTCCGCTCACTCAGTGCCTCCTTGCTTTAAACTGGCGCGATGCCGCCGCTCGTTCTCTTCCTTGACATCCAGATACTCCAAGGCATCAAGCAAGTCGCCGATATCATAGGTTCCGTCATATAACTCGTATTGCCGCCAAAGTCCAGCAGCAACAGGGCGCCAAAGCAAAGGGTTCAGCGTCGGAAACGCCATCGGCTCAAAGGCTTGCTCCGCCGAAGACGCCTCTATTAGACGGCGGAACCCTGTTCGAAAAAATCCGCATATGAGAGTACTAGAGTTTCTGTAGTTAGGTTCATCAGCAGTTGCACGTCGTCCACTACAGCCTGTCCATCCTTTGTCCACTCGCCGGCGTCGCTCATAATCGGCATGGGGAAGGCCTCGCCCTCGGCCACTTTCACAATCGAGACACAGTGCATGCAAGCGTTTTGAATAAACTTAAAATCCTCAAAGCTAATAGCGCCGGAGAACACGATAAAGCTAAGCGCTCGGACACGTGCTTCACCGCTAATTTCGGGCGGTTTCACGGCGGGCTTTGCAGGCGCGCGCTCTTCCTGTGCCGCCTCACTTCGCATCTGTACGCCCATCATACGCATGAGGATGAACGTGCCTACTTCGGGTGAAAGACGTCGCAGCTCAAACTTACGGCCCTTGAGGTCTACCTGCTTTGTACGTGGTTGTGCCATGAGTGAAGGGCCTCCTTGTTGCCCTATCCAATGCTGTTGATATTTGCTGCAATCATCTTCCAAGAAACCCGTTGCCCGGCAGCTGCATACGGCTTGTCTGGAAACTTTTCAAAGCTAAGTCCAGTCAAATAGTGCTGACTACCGTCAGGGCCGAACGTGAACAGGATACTGGTGGCAGCCCACCCAGTGTAGTCTCCGCCCTGCGCGGCCATCAGCAGTCGATTGTAGAGGGACAGCAGACTGGAGTTCAAAGCGCTAGACTGCTGCACCTCAATTTCTACCTCGCCGTTGTCGCCCGCCACGTACAGCGGAATCACCGCGCCATCGACGCCTGTCTCGTGCACAGTACGCGGCACCGCCATGCGTATAGTGATGCCGCCTAGTCCTAGGTTCTTCCCAGTGAAGGGAATTGTGACGCCCAGAACCTTATTACGCAGTACTCCGGTCAGCGCCTTAAACGAATACGTGGCCCCGGTGTGACTGGCAAAGACAGCACTGAGCGTGGAGCCGATGGCGCTCACTATAAAGCCTCCTTACACCGAGGTGATAGACGCGGCCATGAGCTTCCACGTAATCTTCTGACCGGCCGCCTGGTAGGGCTTGTCTGGGATCTTGTCGAAGCTGACGCCTGTCAGAGTATGCACGCTGCCGTCAATCAGCAAAGCGAAGCTGATACTGGTGGCCGCCCAACCGAGGATGTCATCCAGGTCGGCCTGCAGCACCAAAGCGTTATAGAGAGTGAGCAATGCCTTGTGCAAGATGGAAGTCTCCTGCACCTCAATGTCCACCTCGCCGTTGGCGCCCGCAACGTAACTGGGCATTACGGTGCCGTCGGCCGCAACGTCGTGCACGGTACGGCTGGTTGTCATACGGATGGTGATACCGCCCAGCCCGATGTTTCCGCCGGTGAGCGGTATCACAACTCCGACGATCGAGTTTTTCAGTACCCCGACCAAACTCTTGAATGAATACGTAACTCCTGCGGCCACGATGCCTCCTTAGACGTTCTTTTCTTTAGGGTGATTTCCGTTTGGGTGCGTCTTACGCCAGTAAATTTTTCGCTCTTCCGATGACATTGATGCATAACGATTGATCGCGCCTACTCTGTGCGATTCACAATAAGCTTCCTGTTCAGCAGGAGTTCTCTTAGCATGGCCAACCATTATAGCAGTACTCACTGCAGTACGCTCTTCTGGCGTTCTTTCAGCCCACATTTTCTTGGACAACTTACGATGCATGACTGAATTAGCTTTGCGTTCTGCAGGAGTCCTCGCAGCCAACGTGGCTGCGAGACTGGCACTCCTAGTTTCACGAAAGCCGGGAGCCTGCCATTGCTTAGTCGTGTTAGCACTAAGAATGACGCTGAGCGCTGCCCTTTCTTCTGGCGTTCTACGTGCATGACCACGATGAATAGCTTTTCCGATTGTCTTTCGCTCTTTAGGAGTTCTAGAATCCCAGAAGTTCTGCTTGTAGCTTGATCGGTTACGTCTTATATCTAGGTCAGCACCAAGTAATTGATTCTGACGTGTCATTTCTTCTCGGTAAGTATCATCCTCCCACCGCCGCGAAGCTGCCTGTGACAGTTTTCTTCTTGAAGCAGGCCTGTACTTATAACCGCGCATACCGCCACCGCCCATGGTTAAGTTATAGCCACCACCAAGCGGGTCAGAAACGAACGTGTGAAGCTTCTTAATGTAGTACGTTTCCATCTTGTTCAGCTTCGAAATAGAACCGTGCCAGATTACTTCCCAAGTAAATCCCTTTTCGTAACCGTTCTTACGAAGTGCACGATGAAATAAGAATGAAGAGCCGCCGCGCGCATCCTTTATATGGCCGTTCCAGCGCCGCTCAACTTGTAAACCCCCGTATTGTCCTACGTAGCCTTTTCTGTTCTTCTTATTTACAGCGTGGTAAATACAGCCTTGTGGCTCTTTCATAGCATTGTCCTTTGCAAGTCCAAAGTAAATCAAGGAAGCGCGGTGGACATTTCCGCGCTTGTCGGGCTCGAGACCCTATCCTTGAAACTTAGCCGACTACAACTCGACATACACAGCAATCATCAGGCTTTGGACCACGCCCGCCGTCGTCACGAATGAATATATCGGCATCGCTTGGCCGGCATCGCGGTTCGCCAACGACTGCTGGGAGTACGGCTGTGACTGGTTCTGATAGCCGGACGGCACCGCCTGGCCCACCTGCATACTGACTCCCGGGATGCTGACTGGAGCGCCTTCCCAAGCCGCCGTAGCCAGGAAGCCGATCGCCGACAGCACGCCACACGCCTCGTTCGCAGCCTGAATCAACAGTTGCTGCGCGGCATTAGTCTGCGCCACGGCGGGGTTGCCCTGCAGCACGGCCATCTCAGTGTTCTGCAACTCAGCCACAAGGATGGCCAGGTACAGCCACAGGTAGCTCGGCGCGCCGTTGGACATGAACCCAGGCTCCTCCAGTTGGTACGCCTGGAAATTGCCGTACACGTTGAAGCCTGAAGACACGATATTCTGGTACTGTGTCTGCGTGAGCGGCTCCGGTGCAATGCCGGCTAGGGTCTTGTGCGCCAACGTGAAGAAACTGTTAGCAAGCCCGGTCTGCAATCCCATCTCGACGCCCATGGCCGCGACAGCGGCATAGACGTTATTGGGGTAGAGGCCGCTTTGCGTAGTGGCGTACTGCCCGATGACACGCAGATTCAAAGTCTGAAGTTGCAGGGCCAGGTT